CCTTCACGTCTACGACAAACTGCAAATACTCCTTATAGGACTTCACGGCTTCGGCCTTCTTTGCTTCGTCGCTGATGATGCCGAGTACGGCTGCGTTGTAGTCGTTCACGTAGCTAAATTCCTTCGTCTCGTCGATTTCCTCGCGGATGACGGTCTTAACCAGCTTTTCGTAGGTGGGCTTATCCCATACCTTTACCTGGTCATAGTCGTAAACCGTCTTTTCCTCTCCCGTTTCGGGGTCGGTCTCCTTGCGCTCTACTACGTTGTAGTTGTAGTAATATGCGCCGTTACCCAGCGGCTCAATAATAGCCGGGCGAATGTCAGAACTTGATTTCATAATTCGGTGCTAATTTAATGTTTAACTTACTTATAAAATGGCTGCTGTCGCTGTACTTACACCATCCCCACCATGACGCTACGGCCTGCTTGAAGGCTTCGGGCGTTAGCGGGTTCTTCCGCTTCAGGAGCTTGGCACATTTCCGGCAAAGGTTCCGCTTAATACGCTTTCTCAGCCGTGTCTCGTTAAGGTAGAATACAAAGCCTAAGAAGTCTATACCTCGCCCGTGCTTATCCCGGTGGTCTTTCGCTACCGGGAAAATCTGCTTATTGTCCTTAACCTCCAGCTTTACGTTTACGGCTAAGTAGGTCTCAAACTCTGCAAGCAGGGTGCGTAACGGCTCCTTTTGGCTGTGTAATACTACGATATCGTCTGCGTAACGGAAGTAGTACCTAACCCGCTTCACTTCCTTAACCCAATGGTCGAAGTAGGTAAGTACGAGGTTCGCCAAATACTGACTAAGGTAGTTACCAATCGGCAAACCCTCCGCGCTGTCTATAATCTCGTCCAGAAGATGCAGTAGCCGTGTGTCCTTTATCTTCCTTCGTACTATAGCCTTCAAAACGTCGTGGTTTACGGAAGGGTAGAACTTCCTAATATCAATCTTTAGGCAATAAGCGCAGCCGGGCTTATCTTTGTCTATTACTCGCCTTAGTTTCTTCGCTGCCGCGTGAATACCTCTTTTCTTTATACAGCTGTAGGTGTCTGCCGTGAATACCGAAAGCCATATAGGTTCTAAGACGTTCATAACGGCATGGTGTACTATCCTGTCCGGGTAGTACGGAAGCCGGAATATTATCCGCTCCTTCGGCTCGTAAATCGTGAATGTGTTGTATTCCGAAGTCCTGTACGTTCCCGCTTTTAGGGCTTCGTGCAAGGCCAGCAGGTTAGCTTCCCGGTTGCGGTCGTGAAGCTTAACGCCGTAGGTCTTCAGCTTACCCTTACGGGCTTTGTCGTCCGCAAGGCGCAAGTTCTCAAGACTTATAATTTTGTCGTATAGGTTGTTTACTCGCTTCATGCTGTCCTTTGCTGATTAAGTGGTCTTCTTCGGGTTTCCCCTACCAAAGCCCGTTAATAGTTACTATTCTTTCGCCTTGAAGGGCGCGGCCTTTGCTCTTGTATATTGTTTATTCAGTAATTGCGGGAACCGATATTCGTATTCGTATTCGCATACGCAAGCCCGGCATTCGCGCTGTTATTCGCATTACCGCCGAAAGACACGCCCTAAGAACAAACAGCCGTTAAATCCTTATTCTAAGTAGTAGCGCGTTCCGCTGGCTCTCATGGTGGCCTTTCGCGGGAACTTGTTACGCTTCCTAATCTCTCCCAAAACGTACTTTATTTCGGTGCTGTTCGTGAAGAACTTTTCTTCCCTGTCATGTCCGCTGGGCGTTGGGTCTTCAAACTTAATCTTCACTAAGAAGCGTTCGTTACCGAACTTCGTCTTAACCCCTTCTATGAAGTCCACTACCCAAAACGAGAGGTTAGTCAGTTTCTGCTGGGTTGTTTCCTTGCAGTTGAAGTGCTTGTTTGCTTCGTCCTGCGGAATGTTAAGGAAAGACAGGCTACCATCGTCTTCCTGCTGGTTTCTGTTCTGTTCGTTGCTCATGCTTTCTTGAACTTATTTATTCTTGGTTTTCTTATGAACCCCAGCCGCCAATTATGGCGCGGCGGCTGGGGCGTTGAACGTGTCTTCGCTTTTGGTCGTTTCGTGACGTTACGCGGCGGGGATAAAGCAAAGGCGGGAACCGACACGCGTAGACGTATACGCAGACGCAAGCCCGGCAGTCGCATACGCAAGCCCGGCATCCGCGCCGCTATACGCAGGACCGCCGAAAGACACGCCCCTTAATGCTACGCCGCTGGCTGGTATGTTCTGATAGAAGTAGTCGCAAATATAGGTAGTCGCGCTTCCTCCAACCTTTAGCGGCATGATGTCGCCGTACTCTCCGCAAACAAGCTGCTTAACGTAGCCGTCACTTCTCGGCAGCTCTCCCCGGACTTCGTAGCCGTTATAGTTGCTATCTTGGAAGTTGGCGGGGTTGTCATCTTCTGCCCTGTAGAATACGTGCTTTCCTCCGGCATCGTTACTCTGCGCCTGTACGTGCAGGCCGTCCGTCCAGCTCCAAACGTGGCCGAACGGGTTTTCTATACCCCTGTAGCTTGGTACGTGTACGGTAAGCTGGTTAGCGTCGTACTCAACGGGCAGGGTGTAATCTACTATGCCCGTCCTGTTGCCTAAGCTGTTGGTAATTCCGCAGGGCACAAACGGGTTATAGCCGTTAAAGTTGTTCCACTTCGTGCTGTTAAGCGTCGTAACGCCGTCGCCTAACCCGCCTTTGTGGTAGCCCTGTTCGGTCAGCTCTGACGTAAACGGGGCTTGACAATTAAGGTTAGCGTACTCAATCACGTAGAGCCAATAGGTATTAACGGCTGCTTCGTAAAGGTCGCAGTTCCAGCCCTTGCCATTAAGCCCGGCGGTTCCCCTGTTGCGGGCGTAGGCTCGGAAATTGGTTAGGCTGATACTCGTTGCTGGCCGTCCTAACTCGCTTCTGTATGTGTCATCCCATGCTGCCGTGTTATTGCCGCCCCGGTAGTCCGCCGTAGTATTTACTACGCTTGCAAGCTTGTGGGTGCTACGCTCTACGGTTGCTTCGTAGGCTGAACGGTAGATTTTGCGTACCTTGTGGAAGCCCGGAAGCTGGATAAGCGAAATAAGGGCAGTTATCGTCATGCCGTCGAACTCAAACTTTCGGTAGTGTTCGGGTATTTCTACCATGACCATGCCGCTGGCTCCCGTGAGGTCTGCCGCTGCCCCTGTGTCTGTCTTCGTGCTGTCCGTAGCGTGAAGGTAGGTTACTACTTCGCCGTCGTCGTTAAGCAGACAGCGGCGCATCATTGACTGAACCGGGAGGCTTGCGTGAAGGCTGGAAAGCCCTACGCGCTCTAACACCGGGTCGGCTACGGCTGTGTTAATCTTCACGCCGTAGTAATAGTCGTAAGGGAATGTAGGTTTTGTATTGCCTACGCCAATTATTAAACCCATAATCTGTTGTTTTAATATCCCCAAATTAGGGGGTTGGTTATACTTGCCGCTTTTATCTCTCTCACTATTTCGGGGTTCCAGCCCGTCTCGAAGCGGGTACGTATGTACGTGCCGGGTTCCATGCCCCAAAGGTTCACTTCAAGGAATACAGCCGTATCTCCGTCGTTCTTGACGCAGAAGGGTTGTTCCTTCTTGAAGTTCTCGCCGTGGATGATGTCTATCTCCCCGGCTACGCTAATCTGTGCGCTCACTAAGTCGCCGTTTCTGTTCTGCATAATCTTTAACTTAAAATCGTTTGCAAAGTTACTGAATATTTGTATTAAACTGATACGTCGCTAAATTCCCGTGAAGTTTTTTAGGCTCGAAGCCGTGAAAATCGCGCCCAAAGCTCCGGGTATGCGCCCCAGCTGCCGTGTTAGCCGGGGCGCGTTAGTGTGTTATGTCAGCTTCAAGGCTCCCGTACTGCTGTCGCGTGAACAGGTGTACCATGTGCCGCCTATCATAATCTGTAGCGTGCCGTCGTAAAGGCGTATTCCGCAATTCCCGGCGCGTACCTTCCAAAGTAGCTTTTCTGCTGTGCCTACATGCTGCAAAAGTGCTTCCATATACTGCGACGCTGAACAGCCTACCGCCTGACCGTTGGCAAAGTAACGCGCCATTCTGATGTCTGCTGAACACTTGCAATTACTGAATGTAGACTTAGCTGTTACTTCAAGGGTTCCGCTGGTGTAATTCTTTACGCTTATAACTACCTTCGTCTTTAGCGTATGGTTGCCTGCTGCAATACCTTGGGAAATAGGAACGGTTACGGTTTTCGTTGCCGTATCTCCACCGCCTATGATATCGGCTGGGTCTTCAACTCTTGCGGAGCCTATTATAGCGTTATCAAGGTAAACGTAGACGGTAGCGTATAGCATTCGTGAAGGCTTTGCCGTGCCGCTACTTACGAGCGTGCTATATATTTTACCGTAAATAACTACCTGCCCGCTGAATACTCCGGCGTATGGGAAGTTAAAGGTATCGTTCGTTTGGTTGTCCGTATATTGCATATCCGGGTGTAGGGCGTTGCCGCTTTGGTAGCTTCTATTCGTGTTTGTCGGCGTTACTGCTTGGTCTGCACCTCCGAATAGTTCGCTATCATCGAATTGGTCGCCGCTGAATACCGCACTTGTATAGCCGTCTTCGTCGTAAATAGTCATCGCGTTATCGTCGCCGGAAATGTGTACACGCTTGCCACTCTGCGCCGTCTGCAGGTCTCGAACGCCTAAGTTCTCAACGTAGGCAAATTCGGCAAATAGCAGCTGTGTCGCTACGCTCTCGAACTGCCCGCCGTAGTCGTTCCAATAGTCGGTATCTGTAGGCAGTTTGTTCGTGAATACTCCCGCGTCGGCTCTTGCTACGTAATAGACATCGTTATACTTCACTACGTCGGTACGCCGCAGGTTGCCGTAGTACGTCTTACTGCTGTCGTAAACGCCTTGGTAGGGTGTGGACGCTCCCCGGCGGTCGTTCTTGCTGGGAGTCCACTCTGTGCAAACGCCGCCTTCCTCAATCTTCACGCGCTCGATGGTAATCGTGCCGCCGTTGTAGAAATTGTAGTGTCGTATATATACGTACTTATTCCAGCCGCTGTCGCCGGAATTGACGTTTACGGCTTCCGTCTTCAAGTCGTAGGTTCCGTTAGCCGTTATCCCGTTAAGGTAGCCTATTGTCGGCCATGAGGTGTTGGAACCGAAGTAAACAAGCACTTCGCCGCCAGCCGTTGGGAAGGAACAGCCGGAAAGCGTTACCCGGACTTGGCAGGAAATGGTCTTACCTTCGGGAATGGTAGGTATAATCATCTGCGTCTGTATAAACTTCCGTGTGCTGGTACTTTCACTAACGCTATAGCTCTCCTTCGCTTCGGAATTGTCTACGAGGTTTTCGCCGTTGATGCCGTCTGAACCGTTGGTTATAAGCTCGCCTTCTATGACGGTGGCCGCTATGTCTACCTTTTCGTCCGATGCCGAATACTTAGTTATCCCGGCTCCGGGGTTCAAGCCCCAGCGTCCTATGAAGGCAAAGGCGTAACGCTGCGCGGTAAGGCTTATTCGGTGGTTGCATCCGAACTTGTGAAGACATGCGTTTAACGCGCTGTTTATGCTTATAGCGTCGTGGCTGTAAAGTACGATAATATACGCCGGGCTTTGGTAGCTGTTAATACGGCTTATTAAGCTGCTTATATTGCTGGTGTCGCCGTAGGTGTCGAAGTAGCCTTCCCAAACTACGCTTAGACTGCTGGCGTTAAGAACCTTCAAGTTATGGCCGCGCCCGTAGCTCCCGGTTATGTCGCTGCCGTAGACATGGACGTAAGGGGCTGGCGAAGTCGTGCCGTTGTGCTTGGTTCCTCTTACCTCAATCTTTAGCGAGCTTTCTATGGGCGTTACCCTTATCGGGGTGCTCCAATTCTCTACAAGCGTATTCCCGTCCGCGCTTACCTTGCCCGTCGTGCGCCAAAGGTAGTAAAGCGTTCCCGGTTTGGTCGGCTGGGTGTCTTTCCAATTATCGGAACCCGCGTTTAGTGCGGAAGGCGTGAATGGTGTAGGGTATGCCGTGCGGCTCCCGTTCCATTGGTACTTATATTTATAATAAGGTGCGTCCGCGCCGTCTGCCCCGTCGCTGCCGTCGGCTCCGTCTGCACCTTTCGCGCCGTCTTTAATAAACGGTATGCTTTCCTTATCTATAAGTTTCGTGTCTTTGTACAGGGCTAAGTATAGGTACGAATATCTGTTAGCCAAAGAGCTGTAAACCGTTATTCCGCCTGTTCCTATGGTGCTGGCTGAACTGTCCGGCTCTCCTGTAAAGGAATAGCGAATAGTATAGCCGGATGGCGGGTCTATTACGTCCGTATTGGCTCCTATTGTCCTTTTTACCTTGCATGTAAAGTTTCTGTAGGAAGGCGTTAGCGTCTGCCCGTCTGACGCTCTCGAAAATTGAAGTTCCGACAATCCGGGCAAAAGCTCGTAAACCTCTGCGTCTACTCCATCCGCGCCGTCTGTTCCGTCGGCTCCGTCGGCTCCTGGGAATACCGGGAACAGGCGTATAATGGTGCTTCGCGTTCCGTAAGAAGAATGTACCGCCGTAACGGTAATCTCTACTACGGTGGTCTTAGTCCATGTTCCGTTTGCCGTTGTGCTGATAGCTAACGCCCCGGCTGAACTTATAGAGCCTACCGATACTACGCCGTTGTCGTTTCCGCTTATACTCCTGTCAAAAGTTACGCCGCTGTTTACGTTCCGGGAACCGTAGAAGCAATTAAGCTGTATATTCCATGTACGGCTGGCTGCTGCTTTTCCTGCTACGGTTACGCCTACGTTAATCATTTCGTCGTTAACGTCCAAAATAAACGCGCTTTCGCCTACGTTGCCTTTTGCCAATACCTGCCAATAGGTTGTATTTGTCGGGGCTACCCCTCGCGTCGTTCCCGTGCCCATGCGCCTGTATGTGCTTGTTAGGCCGTCGGCTGTATAGGTTACTTCGTCGCCGGGATAATAGGTGTAGGAAGCGTTATAAACGCCCCGGTATAGTCCTATTACGTCTTCGTCGCCGCCGTCGTTCTGAACAAAGCCGCCCTTTAGTATCAGCTTCCCGTTGGCGTTTTTGTTCCAGCTCAGTTCGTGCGTGCCGCTGTCGCCTACGCGGAACTGCCCGCCGTCCAAATCGAGCCAGTTGTTTTCGTCTTGGCTCTGTATTCGCCCGGTAGTAATGAACGCGCCGTTAATCGTGGTCGCCCCGTAGGTAAGCGAAATAGCCCTTACGCTGTCTACCGCGCTGTTAAGAACGCCTATAAGGAAGTAGTAATAGCTGGTTTCCTCTGCCTTATGCTGTGCCGTGTCCAGAAGCAGAACGCCCGTTCCTGTGTTGGTACTGCTTATTACCTTGCTGCACCGGGCATAAATATAGTATGCCGTATTCGTTGTTAGGGCGTTCCCGTTGGCTGCTGAATAGGTGCAGCCCGTAAGGTTGAAGGTTACTACGTTGTCTAACAGGGCGTAGTGTACCAGCCTGCAATCCTGCGCGTAGACCTCCCGGCTAAATTGGGTTGGAACAAACAGCCTACCAGCGTAAACTGCTGGCTCTTGGCGGCTACGGTAAGCATGGCGGTCTCAACCGAAAGCGGCTTTATGTTGTCCGGGTCAAAATAGCCGTCCGGGTCGAATACCATTTCCTGTAGTTCCTTGGTGGCCATCCACCTGCGCCGCGCCTTGCTCACGTCTGCAAGCCCGTTGTTCTGTATAACCTCGTTAATATCGGTAATGTCGTTAATTACCTTCGTCGTGGTAGTCTTCGTAACGGTGTCGCTCAGCGTGATGTCGTAGCTGTGCGGGCGCAATAGGTCGCGCTCTATCCGGGTAATGCGTACTTCCCTGTTTACGCCTACCTGCTCGTCTACTATCGTTATGCTGTCGCCGGGGTGGAATACCTCGCTATCCGTGCGCCCGTAAAGCTCAATAAAAAACGCTTCGTCTAAGGTAAGTTTATAGCTTACTTGTGGGTGGCAAATCTTAGCCAGCTCCTTAGATCCTTCTGTCTGCAGCTTGTCTTCGGCTGCTTCTATGTAGCTGGAAGGCAGGTTTATTTCCGTGATGATGTACCTGTCGCCTGTGTTGAACTGACGGGCTGCTGTTGCCGCGTCCGGGAACTTCGTGCCGTTCTCGTCGGTAAATTGGTTAATCTTAAACGTCTTCGTTTCGTGGTCATAGCTGTGCAGGTCGAAGGTGTAGCCGCCTAAGTTGCCGGAAATGAATTTTATTTGTGCCGTCGTGTCCGGGATAAGGTACTTCGTGTTCCCTTCGCCGTCCTTTTCGTTTAGGTCGAAATCCATTTCGCTGTCTATGAAGCTAAGAACGTCGCCGGAAACCAAACCGTCTATCGTTCCTATGCGCTCCGGGCGAATGTCTGAAAAAACCTTCTCGCCCTCTCTCACTCCGTAGGCTGCTACCGCTTCCGCGTCTTCTATGTATGACGTTAGGCGCGTCTTATCGGGAAGGCAGAGCTTCGTGTGCCTGTAGCCGCTGCCTAAATTGTCGCCGCTGCCGTAGCAGAACAGGCGCGTAGTTACTCCGGCGTTGTTTACGTTCTGCCGCGAAAGCTGGTAAAGCCCGTTTCCCTGCCCGTACTTCAAAGTAAGTGCAAGGCTGGAACCTACTTTCTCTACAAACGTCATCGTCCGGGTACTGCCGGAAATCGTTACATTGAACTCTACGCCAAATTCCGAGCAAAGCTCCTGCGCTACCTGTAGGCAATTCTTCCCGGTAACGGTCAGGTTCTTGTGCGGGGTGTCCGTTAGTGCCGTCGTAATATTCCACTTAGTGCCGAATACGCGCCGGACGTTCCAATTAAGGGCTGTAATAAGGCCGGACAAATCGCCGTAGAGGTTATCGCCGTAGCTGCCTTCGGGTAGCTGAAACGAAACATCTAAGAGGTCGTATTGTGCGCCCTCTAATTGAAGTTCGTAGCTGTAGCGTCTGTTACCTGTCTTCGTAACCTGCGGAAGCTGGTTTAGCCTGTAGCCTTTCCCGTAGACGTTGATAATGTCGCCTAACTCGAAGGAAATGGGTACGGCTGACGTTACCGTTATGCTCAGCAAATCGTCGGAAAGTAAGGCCATCTTCTGTTTTGCCTTGGTCGCTCCGCTTACGTTCGTTTGGCTGAACAAAGGCAGCGTCGTGCCGTCTGTATGAATTACCGTTATTTGGTTCATCTTTATTGTTCTTTTTTAGGTGTCACTTGGTACGAAATTAACCGGGTGCGGCTCCTTTAGCTTTACCGTGAACTCTAATACTACCTTGCCGCTTCCCCATGACTTCCTGGAAATGTCTACGCCGTCTTCGCAATAGACTTGGTAGGAATAAGAGGAAGTTCCCAAAGTAACCGTCAGCGTCTTTAGCCCGGCGGTGTTAAGCTTCGCAATAACCGCCGTTACTCCGGCCATAGCTGCTGCGCTGGTTGCTCCCTTAGAAAAACAGTTAAGCGTAATGTCGCGGGGCTGGTATCTTGGCTTTGCAAGGTCTACCATAACCCCGTTTTTGTCCGGCCAGTCCACCGTTTGGGGTGCCTTTAGCTTCGGAAGGCTGAACAGCCCCGTAGCACTCGAAACGTAAACGCCGAGGCTTTCGAGGCTGCTGCCGCCTAAAGTGTAAACGGGTTTTACAGACGTTGCCATACTATTATGCCGTTAGTTTGAAAATCCGTTATTTCCTCAATCACGCCGCCGACAATAACGTAGTAGATGCCGTTTTTGTCGTAGGTGTGCGTTAGCTCTACGTCGCCGTAAACGCTTTCGCTGGTTCCGTCGCCCCAGCTCACCGTTACAAGCTTCGGGGAATGGAAGGAAACGCTTACCTCGCTGCTGGTCTCTCCCAGCCGCTGGTGTCTGACTACGCGCTTAACCGGGTCGGGTTCCCTTACCTTCATGGCAAAGGTTCCTATCATCATATCGTCGTGCCACTTCTTTTCCTGTGCTATTCCTTCCGGGCAGTACACATCATAGACTAACGGCTTTGTCGGGTGTATTGAACACATAAGCCGGGCGGTTCCTTCTTTTTGGAAGTGTGCGTAAAGCTTGTTTACGCGCTCCGTGAAGTCCATCTTACCTTTCGCCTTTAGCCAGCAGTTAAGCGTAATTTCTCGCGGCTGGTAACGCTTTTCCGACAAATCCACCATTTCGCCGTGATAGTTGTCGTTCTCAATAGTCGGGGTATTCTTCAAGCTAAGAAGGTCTACCAAACCCTGCGAACTCTCTACCCGGATGCCGTAGTCTTTGAAGTTCACGCCGTCTATGTAATATTCAAGCTGCTTTGTCTCGTTAAGGAGAGCTTCTATTTCATCGTCGGTAAGGACTACGTTATAAGCCTTCACTTCGTCTACGTCTGCTACTGCGTAGCTGGTTCCGTAAACATCCTGCACCAATCCCAGCCCGGTAAGCGTCGCGGGCAGCTCAATAGTACCCATAAGCTGGGTGTCTAAGTACAGGCTAACGGTGTTGCCTTGCTTCCTGACTACAAAGAAGCCCCACGTATCTAAGGGCGCGTCTATCCACGCTTCCCGGTAGCCGTTTTCTGTCTGCGACGTGTTGCAGAAAAGCCCTACCTTAACGCCCGTAACGCCGTCCTCGAAGGCTGGGAGCTTCAACCACGCCAACAGCGTGAAGTCGCCGGACAAAGAAATTACGTTCGCTTCTATCTCTGCCTTCCCATTGCCGTCGAAGTGTAGGCAGTTGCCTTGCTTTCCGCTGGCGAAGGTTGCGCCCTCTACGGTTGCGTCATGTCTGCCCCTGCTGTAGTCGTAGGCTATTGCCGAACCCTCCGCTTCGTCGCATGGAAGGTAAAGTATTAAGTTTTGTTCTGTTGCCATTTTCTTTCTTGCTATTCTTTAATTTTTACTATGGCGTGTTCGCTTGCTTCGTGCGTCTCGCTCCCGCCGTGAAGGAAGACAATAACGCGGGCGTAGCCGCTCGCCTTAACTCTCACTATCGCGCCCTTGGCTACGCTAACCGTTACAAAGGCATGGTCGCTTGCCGTAACCTCAACCTCTGAACCCGGACGCGCCCAGACTTGCGCCGCTGCAAAGTTACTATATTCCGCTGAACCTTTCGCGCCCGTGTACGCTACAAGTCTTCGCGGATTCTTCGTATTAAACTGCTCGCCTTCGTAAACGCCGAAGTTCCGGCGTATATCGTCGAACTCCCGGCGTAACGGCTCGCTTGGGAAATCGTTGTCTTCCACAAAGTCGAACCCTTTATAATAAAGGGCTATTAGCCGTTCCTTACTCTGTGCGCTCAGAATGAAATTGTACCATTCCGAACAAATGCCCGCCGCCTGTGCTTCTGCGGCCAAAGCTTTCTTTAAGCTGCTGAAATCCATATCTTAGTCTATTATGCCCTGCCCGCGTAAGCCGTCATCGGCTGGGGTCGTGAGCTTGTTAATAATCGTAAGTAGCCGCCCGGCTATCGTGCCTACGTTAGCGTCAATATTTGAAAGCCTTGCAAGCTGGCTCCGCATGATGTCTAACGAGGTTACTTGGTTTACCCTTACAGCGTTGGCCTGCCCTGCAAGCAAATCTATACTTTCTTGGCTGGCTCCCTTGATGGCTCCGCTTAGTGTGCTGGGGTCGTTTTCGTCGAGCTGCTCGAATAAGTCCTTATACATCTGCATTGCTTGGTTGAAGTTCGCCCCGGCCTGTGCTATAGCGTCCTTAAAACGTGCCTGTTCTGCTGCACTAAGCCCGTCGAAGGTTCCGTTACCCTCTTCGTCAAAGCCCATATCTTTTTGCAGTTGCTTGATGGCGTTCTGCAAAGGCTTCTCTAAGAATTGAAGCTTTAGGGCGTTCTTTACGGCGTTCTTTAGTACGTCGTTAGCTACCTTCCCGAAAGCGTCAGCAGCGTCCTCTCCGGCTTCAAAGGCTTCTACCAAAGCGTCGGCCAGCTTGTTAGACAAATCCCCGGCGTTGGTCTGCGTAACGCTTTCCGTAATCTCGGCTATAATATCCTCTATCTTTCGCCCGGCTTCCACTATTTGGTTGTCGTATTCCTGTATAGCATCCAAGTTTTTCTTTTTCTTGTCTGATTCTGCTTTCTTCATTAGCTCAATCTCCACCTGTTGTTGTCGAAGGTTGTTTATTAGGGCTTTTTGGTTGCTGTACTTCACTTCGCCCAAAGAGGTTTTAACTTGATGGTCTAAGTCGCTGTATGCTGCTTGAAGCTTCTTAACGGCTCTTTGGTGGTTAAGTATCTGCTTTTCCAAATCGCGGTCTCCGTTCGTCCACTTGATAATTTTTGGTACGAGGTCGGTAACGCCGCCTATAATTGCGCCCCACCAGCCGCCCCACGTTTCGGCTCCTTTCTCGGCTGCTTGGAAGTTGCCTAAAACGTCATCCATTGCGTCTGCTACGTCCTTTAGGTCTTCGTTGCCTATCTCGTCGGCTATGCTCCGCATGCAATCCGTAATCTGTTTGAAATTGTCTGCGAGGCTGTTTCCTGCTTCCATGAGCTTTCTGAAATTGTCGCCATTAAGCTCGCCTATCGCGCCTAATTCCTTGTCAAGCAGAATGTTTAGCTTAGACAAGGATTCTTGTTCGTCTAAGTCAAGCCCTATAGAAATCTTTTTGTCTTCAAGCTCTGCAATCTGCCTTCTTAGGTTGTTAATATAGGTTGAGCCTTCCTTTAGCAAATCCGAAAACTCTTCCTTTGCCGCTGCTGCTAAAGCCTTGTCGCCGCTCTGTATAGCGTCCGTATATTTTTTGTACTGCTCCTTCTTTGCGAGCAAGTTCTTTATAAACGGGTCTTCGCTTGTAAGTAGTTTCGCAGCCTTCATGGACTTTGTTAGCTCGCTGAACTCCTTTTTTAGTGCACCGAACGGGTTGCGCTTGTAAAGCTCGCTTTCGGCTTTCTCTAACTGCTGGTTAATAGCTTGTAGGTCTGTCGGGTTGAATTGTGCGCTAAACTCAATCTTTTTGCTGTTGATGTCGTTAATTAGCTTCCTAATCGTTGAACGTGAAAGCTTCGTAAGGTCACTAAAAAGCTGGTTCCAGCTGTCCGTAGCCATAAGCCTTTGCGTTGCAATCTTGCTCAGCTCGGCCTGCTCTGCCGCGTTGATTTCTGCAAGCATTTCGATATTGTTGTTTTTCTCTGCTAACGCTCTTTCGCTGGCATACTTCTCGCGGATTTCTGTAATTTGCTGCTGGTAAGTCTTATATTTTTCCAGCATTTCGTCGTATTCTTGGCTATCGGTCTGTTTTGCGTAGGCTTTGGCCTGCTTTTCAAGAGCTGCAAGCGCATCCGTCGCTGCCCTTATCCTTTCGTCTGTGACAAGTTCCGAATTAAGAACCGCCTTCAACTTTTTAAGCTGCTCCGTTCCTTCTACGTCTAAGCCTACTTTTACCTGTTTGTCTTCAAGCTCACGAATTTTGTTGTTAAGCATATCTACAAAATCACGCCCGGCCTTTAGTTGCTCCGCATAACGCTGCTTTGCGCTGCCTGCTATTGTGGCATCGCCGCTGGTTATTTCCTTTTCGTAATCACTATAAGCCTTTTTAGCCTTTAGCAATTCTGCTATAAAAGCGTCTTCGCTGTCTAACTCCTTGGCGTGAATGGTAGCGTTAAGAAGCTCCCGGTTCCGGGCGTAGCTTTCTTCAAACTTGATGCGCTCGTTTGTGTAGGCCGCGTATTGCTGCAAGAGCTGGGCAGTTTCCTGCTTGGCCTGCTCTAAAACGCGGGCTTCGGCAGCGTCCAATATCCCGGCCTTTCCCCGGTCTGTGTCGCTGTTGTCTTTGGCCAGTTCTCCGCGTCGCTTCGCTAAGGCTTCCAAACGCTGGCCTATCGTATTGCATTGCTCCAGCTCCCGGTTAAGCTGTTCTTCAAAGTCGGAAAGAACGGTTTGCTTCGTCTGCTCTGCTATCTCGTTGTTTAGCTTTTGAAGGCGTTGCAGGTCTGCCGCCGTTTTGGTCGCCTTGCTGCTAATCGTCTCGCGCTGCTTCTCCAAATAGTCGAGGTAGCTGGTTCCCTCTTTAAGAAGCTCGGCAAACGTCGTGCTTGCCGCTGC